CTTCTATCTAAACTCTTAAATTCATACAGGGCTATAAATTTAAGAGATGTGCTAAGCTGCAAGGAAACCTACAAATTGTTGGGATCCATCTGCATCAAAGGCACTCCGATTAATCCACCAAATCTGAATTCATCACCAAGACTGAAGAACGGATATATTTCTGATCCAAGTTCACTGTTGTAATACAGGCTGCCTGGAGTTGCAAAGTCAGGGTCACTAGTGTTGAAACCAGATTCGGGTGTTAACAAGAACTTATATTGCGTGACAAAAGGTATGGCAAATACTCGAGCCGGAGCTCCAGCATAAATCAAACCTTTGTAGCATGAATCCCCAGCAACATCAAAATTATCTGTTACTTGCGTGTCATGAGGATCATAAGTTACTCTTATAACATCATCAGGATTAGCGGAGACGACCTTTAATAAAGATACACCCCTCCACATGGAGTAGATACCAGCAAACTGCCCCAAAAACGAGATATAGAACATATCTTCAACGAAGAATGTACCCGATACAACGTCGGCCTTCAAGTAACCATAAAATTGCTTAATATGAGTTCTCAACGAAGTGAATGATAACAAATTGTGAGCCTCATCAGGTTGGAAAGTTTTTCCAAGAGTTACTCGATTGGTAGCGACTTTTCCTGCAGGAGTACTACTATTCGATGGGGGTTTCATAGCTGGATTATAAGCTCGACCACTCTGAACTTCAAAGTCGCTAACAACGACTGCATTATCGAATTCGAGGGCTTCCTTTTCAGCTTTAGCTCGCTTCGCAGCAATTGCTGCTCTCTTGCTCTGGAGAGAAACTCCATCTCTACGCAAACCTTCAAGAACCAAGCTAGGAACTACAGCTGATGCTCTCTTCCTTTGAAAGAATCTTACTTTGGGCGCTCTAACAAAGATAACAACATCAACCACATTTGGAGCACCAGCTCCAACGACTAATGGATTCTGAACAGTTAACGTAAAAGTTCCGGGAAGGTTTTCTCTCTTTTCTTCAAGTGTCATGTCAGCAAACTTCTTAGCAGAAGTTTTGAAATATGGGTAATTAGTGGGATTAACCAACTCAATTTCCATACTTCTAGATGTTTGATCCAGTGACAAGACACTATAATACTGCGTTGTAGCTCCAACGATGGAACTACCAATTGTATCATAATTACCATATCGCGCAGCAGCTATTAAAGAGCCAGAGATCATACCAGAAGCAATAATATGAACCTTATATTCAATGGGACCTTTCCAATATGCATGCATAGTGGATAAGAAATCCATATATGTAGCGGGAACGCCTGTCTCAACAGTTCGTTCAGCGAACAAAGGACAAATACTAATTGGGAGAACTCCAAGAGTATCTCCTGCAACTTTTGCTACGTCCCATTGAATCGTTTTCATATATTGCCAAGTAGACAGCAATGTATTGAAGCTCATTTCATCAACAGGGGTTCCAAACACGTGTTCCCTACAAATAGGTTGTTCCTTTAAACTAGGTCCTAAAGGATCTGCCGCAATCGGCTGTGCAACCTTATTTTGGGAAGCATGCGTGTTCAATTCAACAGGAACAGGGTGGAAATTAGTCAAGAGGCGATCAAAATCAGCCCCCCCGACCTGGTAACTAGCTTGTAACCTAGTACCTTGTTCGTAAGTATCTCCTCCAATCTCTTCACTTGTTGCGTTATTGTCCCCAATGATAATATTTGTGATTTCTGTTGATTTAGAAACGTGACCACCTTGGTGAACAAAGTGACCTGGTAAATCCGAATTTGGAATCAGCTCGTGACCACGACTAGGAGCGTCGCAAGACTCATCTATAATTGGAACCATAAACTTAGAATTTGGAAAATAACTATGGACATTTATAGACAATGTTGTTGTGGTGTTTGTTCCTACTCTAAGCGGGGTTACAGCTGAAATTCCAATTGATCCCATACAGGATCCTGTGATACTCGTTGGACCATAATCTAAGGGAAGAGCTCCCAATAGATATGAGAACGGCACTTCAAATTCGACAGACGACGACGTACTTTGTATATCAATTAACATGTGTCTCATGCCTGTCGCTCTAGTCAAATTATTACCAGGTATCTGTGTTCCACTTCCGGTTAAACTTGGTTCTACCATTGGAGCCCACCACACAACAATCATACCACTTTGAAATGGATTCTTATTGATGATAAGCTTCAATCCGGCATTTCCTTTCCAAAACTTGAATTTGGTAAAAGGAATTCGCTGTTGGCAGTTGGAAACCATTTGCAATGGAACTCCCCATACTGCCAAAATATCTCCAGGAGCATGTGTAGAACTATAAGTTACCGTTTCTAAAAAGAATCTTTTCTCAGCTAAATTCGTATACGACCATTCCGCATCGCCAACTTCATACTCCGTAACAGGTTTTTGAGCCTGCTTAGCTTCATCAAGAACTGGAGTATCGCCCGCGATAGGTAGAGCTTCACTAGCTTCTACCAAGTCTGCCATTAGATCTTTAACATTATCTAATGTACCAGATTGAACTTCATAGGGTCCTTCTATAAATACTTTCGTTAAATCGGCGGCTTTTGCAGCCTCTCCTTCAACGTTGAAAGTATCTTCAATATAGATACCCCCAGCTTCTTCAAGCGGTAGCTTTATAATTGGTCGCATTGAACTAGGTTCATAGCCTGGTAAACTCGAATTAAATTTCTTGACAAAGGTGAAATATCTTTCTACATAACTGGCGAACGCAATAGTGATATTATGTTCTTCAGCTATTTCTATCATTTTCTGTCTATATCTTTCGTATAGCTCTTCACCATGCCAAAACATTTGATAAGAGAAACCATCACAAAGATTTTGAAGTAGAATTTCCTGAGTACCTAAAGGTGCTTTAAGGTACTGTATTCCACTATTAATGCAAATTATCATAGGAATCGCCACGATCGTTCCATCACTAAGAATCTTATTGTTCATTTTCACAAACTCGATCTCTTCAATATTTCTGAACTTAAAATTATCACCATCATCTTTACTGGCTGGTGTATAATTGACTCCATGTTTCCTGAACCAATCTCTTAGTGAATTTCCATTTAATACATCCTGAACTTCTTTCTTCACTCTTACCACATGATCATCGCCCATGAGAACTGTCTTGATAAAATCAATAAACTCTTCATATGTCAAATCATCAATAGTCATAATGGCCCAAGCCATTATAAGAGCTCTATTCAAAATCGAATTTCCAGATGCAGTCATAAAATTTCCAGAAGGAACTCCAACATTAACCAAAATAATCTCTGCAAAGACCAGAGCCCAAGTGTTAATGTTTTCTTCAAATAACGTTCGTCTGACGATATCGTCATTTGGATCCCAGGTCTTATCATATTTTGCATAAAACCTATTAATAGCATTGATTATAGCTTTTTGTAGACAAGATAATATGCATTTATCCCAGCCTTCAACATCTCCATCAAACAATGATGGATAAATATCTTTCAGCTGTTGCATAATATAATCCCAGTCGGGTGACGTACAATCAACTCCAATCGCATGCATATATTCATGAGATATTTCCATCATATACGCTTGGAAAGCACCAAAATATCTCCGAAAGAGAAGTAAAAGATCAATAGGGCCAGCATCATATATTCTGGTTAAACAATTTACAATCTTCTTTGTCTTAAGTTTTTCATCTTTTAATTGTTTAACATAAGCCGAACTATGAATTATAACTCCCAACTTAGCTAATCTTTCTCTTTCTGCTATTCTATCTGACAACCTTTGGTCAGAAATACATAACCTTCCATTCTCGTCTTCCGAGAATAACCACCTTCGGTCAGTGCAATCTCCAGGGCGATATCTAGCAAAGAACCATCCTTCTGATGTGTCCATAGCTAGTCTATCCATGGCGCCAGGGACACCATTTATAGCTTCATCTAGAGAATAAACCCTAATATCTACTCCACTTTCTGGCTTCATTCGAACAAAGTCTCTAAATAACCATTCTTCAACTTCTGAAACAACATCTGGATGTAGATGATTGGGATTTCCTACTCCTTTCAAACCTTCGAACATTGGACTTCTT